CCGAACGATGGGATGGTATCAAACAGCAATGAGATTCTGTTCCCAGTCGCAACAGCTAACTGGGGCACAGTGACGCATATCGGTATTTTAGACGCCGCGACCGGTGGCAACCTACTTTTTTACGGAGCTGTCACAACGCCAAAAACAATCAGCACGAACGACCAGCTGAAAATTAACGCTGGCGATATTTCAATCACACTCGCCTAGGGAGTGTGAAGTATGACTCTGTACAACGTTCAAGCCAGTGTAACAGGCAGAGGGACGGTTCAGGCCAAGGCGATCGCTGTAAAACGAGCAGGAGGAAGCATAGCAGGAAGTGGAGCCTTCAATACAAGAACATTCACGATAATTTTGCGAGCAAAGGGATCGCTGACTGGAAGGGGTACCGTCTCAACTCGAGGTTTTATCAAGCGGTCATTCGTACGGCTCTCGGCACAAGGAATCGGCCGAGTGATTGTCAACGCGGAAACATGGAAGTTTAAAGGGATTAAGGCACAAATGCAAGGGAAGTCGGCGCTTGAGTTTTACCGGCATGATCGTGATATATATAAATACCTATCATCATACATGCCACCATACTATGATGCAATCAAGCAAGTACAAGCATTGCGCCAGGCATTGTCTCCCGAATTTACTCGGCTGCAAGCCATTATCCAAGATATTTTCCGTCAGTTCATTGTGAATGAGGCGACATGGGGACTCGACTATTGGGATCCGAACTCAGGCAACGAAGCGGTCGAGAAACGAAGAAAGCGGATCATGGATATCCTCGCGAGCCAGACGTTTACCAATGCACGGATTAGAGAGCTTGTTGGCTATGGTTGTGAGATCAGTGAGCAATTCAATGAATTCTTAACAGACATTTTAATCACTGAGGTTCGCGGCGAACCGGGAAATGTTCAGGAGATTCTTCAAAAACTCGATCAGTATTTCCCGTCCCACGCTGGTTATCAGTTGAGGTATAGTTACTTGCCGTGGGATGAGTTAGACGAAGCAAATCTGACGTGGGATCAAGTGTCCTCATACACCTGGACTCGACTTGAGACAACTTTTTTAAGGTAGGGGATCGATATGTCAACTAACAGAACACCAAACTTAGGACTGCATGATTGGGTTGGGACGGATTATGTGAAGAGGGAGGAGATCGTTGAGAACTTTAGGAAGATTGATAATGAGTTTGGGGCAAGCGGGAAAGTGGGGGATTTGTCGAATAAAATTGGAATTTTATACAAAAACGTTGTATACGTTGAACAATTTTCAAAGATTGGCGGTGAAACTGATGACGCTCCTAGAATACAGAGAGCGATAGATTATTTATCATCACTTGGAGGAGGTGTTCTTGTATTTTCTCCTATAACATATACTCTTTCAACAAGGTCAAAGTTTGATGACGGTTTCTTAGAACCAAAATCCAACATACATTATGTTGGGTATGGTGCTACTTTAAAAGCAGGAGATTTTGTCGGTGAAAATTTTAATTTCTTTTCTACAAACAAGTTTTTAGAAAATGTAACATTTGAAGGTCTAACTTTTGATTCTAACCATTTAAAAAATCCATTAACTTTAGGATCTTATCATAAAAGAGCCGCTTTATTAACTTACTCCGGCTGTAATAATATAAAAATTATTTTTTGTAAATTCCTAAATATGTCAGGAGATCAAATCATAAGCATCAACAGATCACCTTTATATCCGTCAAGTATGGTATGGATACAGTTTAATATTTTTTATAATGTAGGCAATGCTATCGACAACAATTCAAGTGACCATACTAGCGTATATTTAAGTGCGGATAATTGTTTTGTTACGAATAATATTTTTTACAATGACAATCAAGCTAAAAACGCCACACCTTTTGAGGCGCATGGCTCCAATCAATGGTTTACAGATAATTATATATACAGATACACACGTGTAGGTCATGTTGTTAGCGCTACAAGTAATGGTGTTGTAGAAGTAACTAGAAATGTTAATTGGGAAAGAAATGTTTCGGTAGACACTTATCACGCTGTTCAGTTTTGGATTACGAGTAACAATGGAGTTATTGAGCATATAACTATAAAAGATAATAAGTTTAAATTGTTAGATCCTAGTCCTATTGGAGGGCATGTTTTTGATATCTACTCACAAGTTCTATACGATAAATTAAAAGGTTTAACGATTGAAGGTAATGAAATTACGTATACCGACTCTTTAGCAAATGTTAGAACAAAGACTTCCATAATTTATATTGGATACGGTAATGATTTGAAAATAAAAGGTAATAAAGTCAATAAATCGGCTGGGTATTGTATTTTTGTTGAAGCTAAAAGTGACATGTCTAAAATCGAAATATCGGAAAACACTTTTTATGACGCTAGTTTATACGGAGGTGCTTATGAAGCTGCAGTAGCATTAAACCCTAGAACTTATATTATTCGCGATGTTTTAATAAAAAACAATAAAGTTAAAAATGTTGAATCTACGAAAATGAATTACGCTTTTAAATTCTTGTTAGACGGTTCTAAATTCAACGATGTAAGTATCATTCAAAATGAAACAAATGTTAATGTATTTCCCGTTCAAACGGCTAGCTCAATGCCAGACTGTTATATAAATGATGTATGTTACAGTACGCCTGTAGGCAGAGTAGGGGCAAAAGCAGGAAGTCGTTATTATGAAAAATCGACAAAAAGGGAATTCGTTTTAAGGGTAGATGGTAATGCAACGAAATGGAGAAGTATCTCTTACGATACATCACCTCCATCAGCAAATAAATATCCTTGGAATTTTGAGGGAGACGAAGTTATTAACATAAGCCCTACAAATGGTGGAATACTGAAATGGGTATGTACTGTCGGCGGAAATCCCGGAACGTGGACGCCTATTCAAGCAGGTGTATTAAATAGTGTTTCTTCCGCACCATCTTTTATAGGTCAGATTGCAGTTGTAAACAATATAGCTTACATTGCAACAGGAACAAATTCAGCAAGCGATTGGAAACAGATAAGCAATTAAATAAAATGACGCTTTTATCCAAAGGATAGGGGGCTATTTTACATCCTCTATCCTTTTTCTATTCTCGTGAAAGGGGTGAACCTATACCCATAGTTACTACTTAAAGCGTAATAGGACGATACTGCGCAATAAACGCCGGGGAGGCGTATTTTTTATGATTAAAGAAAGAGAGGAGAACCAATGAAGCATAACACAAACACACTATACACCACAATCACAGGCGGTAGCGCATCAGCTATCGCCTATTTAATTGGCGGGGTGGATCACCTTGCGATTGCACTCGGAATCATGATGGCAGTGGACTACATTTCAGGTCTGATGGTTGCTATTGGAACAAAAGAAGTTTCATCCAAAACAGCGTTTCGAGGACTGATGAAAAAGATGGCGATGATCTTGGCTGTCATTGTAGCAAACCAACTGGATGTGGTGACTGGGAGCGGTGATTTTATGCGCAATACGATGATTATGTTTTTAATCGGTAATGAAGGCATCAGTTTTATTGAAAATCTCGGTCGTTTGGGTGTGTCTATTCCCGGGCAAGTTTCGAAGGTTTTTGCACAACTAAAAAGTGAAAGTCAAAAAGGAGATGATACACAATGAGTGTATGGGCAGAAAAGTTCATCCGAGTAAACAAGTATTCGCGTCCGGGGCTAAAACTGAAAGACGTGAAAAAACTCGTTTTGCATTGGACGGCAAATCCAGGCGCATCAGCAGACAATCATTTCACATATTTTGATCGCACCATTATCCAAGCGCAACGATATGCGTCGGCACATATTTTCGTTGATAAAAACGAAGCAATTAACATCATTCCTCTCGATGAAGTGGCATACCATGCGAACGATGGTACTTACCGCGGCGTTCCAGAATTGAAACCGAACGCGAACTTGTTGTCTATCAGTGTGGAAATGTGTGTGGAGAAAGATGGTACGTTTCATCCCGATACAATCGCTCGCACAGAAGATGTATTCGTGGAGCTATGTAAAAAATTCAAACTGGATCCGCTCAAAGACATTGTACGGCACTACGACATCACGCATAAAAATTGTCCGGCTCCGTGGGTCAAAAATGGACAAGCATTTGAAAACTTCAAAAAACGCGTGAAGTTGAAGATGAGTGCTGGTGATGTATATGTCGTCCAAAAAGGCGACACGCTTTCGCAAATCGCCGCAAAGCACAATACAACAGTAGATGCGCTGCAAAAACTGAACAGGATTCGCAATCCTAACTTGATTCATGTCGGACAAAAATTGCGCGTAAAATAACCCTGCCGACTGGCAGGGCTTTTTTTATTTTTGTTGAAACAAAATAGGGAAAATAGTGGTATTATAGGCAGAGAGAATAAAAAAGAAGGGGGATAATATGGACAACGTTGCTTTAGTTATTAGTCTTATTGCGATGGTTGCTTTTCTTGTTTATTTGGTTCGTGGCATTGCGGGGGTTGCGAAAAAAAGAGAAGGAACAAAAACGCTATTTAAACGCTCATTTATTGCTTTGGCAGTATTTTTTGTGGGATTCATTGTATTTGGAATGACGACAGAGCCGCCAAAGGAAACAGCGAAGGAACCAAAGCAAGAGCAGCCAAAAGAAAAGAAGCCAGAAAAGACAGCTCATAAGCAAGAAGCCAAGCCTGCTGTAGCTCAACCAAAAGAGAAAAAAGAAGAACCGAAAAAAGCAGAGGTAAAGAAAGAGGAGCCTGCTAAAAAGGAAGGAACAAAAAATAATGCTCCTTTAATGGATGGGGAAAACGGTGTATTAGCTGATGATGTTTTCGTTGCATTAGGGGAAGATAAAACAAATTATGAGGAAATGTTTAAATACATTACCGCAAATAATAAAGAGGCTTTAGAAAGAATGATTTTAGAGGGTAAAGTAGTCTTTGCCCCAAAAGGCACTCCAATTACTGTTGTAGATCGTGGTTTCATCAATGCAAAGATTGAAATAATTAAAACTGGTCAGCGCGGCTGGGTACCAGTAGAGTATTTAGCCAGAAGTGTAAAATAGATATAAGCCTACTCGCTTTGAGTAGGCTCTTTTTTTATCCATATCTCCTCAAGTGGTCTCTTCAGTTCCGCACAGATTGCATAGGCCACATCGAACGATGGTAGCTGCTTATCATTAACGATGGCGCTTAGCGTTCCAGGGCTAATATTGATCCTCTTAGCGAATTCTCCGTGTTTAATGCCCTCTTGGGCTAGGATCACCTTTAACATACATTTATATCCGGTCATCGAATCCCCTCCGATTTTTCATTTCGCCATGAAATCGTTCCGATCCTCCCGCAAAGGATAAGCTCTGACAGAATTTTTTTCGATGGACAAGATAAAAGGACAATCAGGGTCACATAGGCTAATAACACAAAAGCCCCACAGTAGCAAAACTGCTCCTACACTGTATCAGACATCCCGGCATCACTCTCTCAACATGATTCCGAAAGTGTTCCATGTTCGCTCTGAACTCTTTTCCTACACTGTTCCCTTAGTGCACTTGTACGTGATAAATGCCTTGTGTGGCAAGAAATTCGGCGTGTGTTAGGAGAAGGGGAGCGCGAGGGGAAAGAAAACCACAAACAAAAGAGGTGATAGGAGTGCTTTTCAGACGGCAGCCGGAAACCATCCCGTTTCGAGAATTCGTGGGCGGAAAACAGACGGCTGGAAAACGGGCGAAGACAGGCGTAGTTGTCCCGGCGTTGTTCCCGGTCATTACTCCGCATCATCTATTTCCTGTCCAGGACGCTGACTTTGCCTTGCTCATGACAGGGGTCGGTACGATTACGTTGACAGCGTTTATAGAGCGAGGACTAGTCATGATGGGGAGGGCCGATGTGGCTGAAAAAGTAGCTGGTTGTGGCCGCGTTGTATTTCCGATTGCAGTTTACGGCGCTGTATTGTGGCTATTTTTTAGTCTAGGAGGGCTTTGATGTGATGAAAGAATGGCTGCAAAAACAACGGGCTAAGTCTCAGTTACGAAAGGCATTTCAGGCGGCCGGATTGCACGTGACCTATCGGAGTGGGGAGCGGGAGCTAAAGGTGTTTCCGAAGATTCATAGCGTTAGAGTTGGAAACGATCATACGGAATATGTATTTACTCTTATCAACGGAATGGACCCGAAGGAGGTTTTTAAGAAAGAATATGTGTTTCAGCAAGTGTTCGGCCAGCATGCTCAATTGGAGGGGGATTATAAAAGATTTAAACTGACCATTTATCATCGAGGACTGCCCAATGAGCTTTCCTATAACTTTAAAAAGATCAGACCGCATCTTGAGGGGTTAGCACTTCCGATCATTTGCGGGATGGATCGATATGGGCAATATATCACCTATGATGCGATCCAAGAGCCGCATTTGCTTATTGCCGGTGAAAGCGGCAGCGGAAAATCAACGCAATTGCGGTCGATTCTCACAACGCTTATTCAGTATTACGATGACAGTCGATTGCATATTTACCTCGCCGACTTAAAAATGTCGGAGTTTCATATTTTCAAACGCTGCCGGCAAGTGATGGCAGTTTGCACGACGCCGGGGCAATTAAAAAAGATGTTATCGCTTATCCAGATCGAAATGAATCGGCGCAGTCAGCTTCTTAATGAGAAGGAAGTGGCTCACATAAATGATTTACCAGAGTCGGAACGTCCTCCTATCATACTTGTCTGCATTGATGAGCTAGTCGTCGTTAAAGATGAAAAAGATATCCTGGACACGTTGGTTCAGCTTGTAGCGATCGGTCGGGCACTCAATATAATTGTGATTTTATCAATGCAACGGCCGAGTCACGACATACTGGATACAAAAATACGGGCCAATTTAACGGTGCGTATGGGTTTTCGTACTGCTGATTTATCAAACGCTAAAATTATTGGTACGCCGGGGGCGGAAAAAATCAGCATTGAACAGCGAGGCCGTTTCCTGCTGAAAAGGGAAGGATTGACGGAGATACAGGCGCCGTTTTTGTCTATGGAACGAGCGAAGAAGATTCTCGCGGCATACAAAGTGGCAGACCGTGGGAATGTATTGCAAGCTGGTTTGGATATGACTGACCCTCAGGATCATGTCAGTGAAGAAATGATTTTAGGGGTGTTAGATGATGGCTCTAACCAAACGTGATAAAGCGATCATCGCCGATTTGCAACGGTTTCGGGTGATGAGCCGAGATGACATCGCCGACATCCATTTTCGAGGCTTGAAACGGCCGCAGGAAAGTGCCAATAACGTCCTATTGCGGCTGTTCCGCGACGGTCACATACAGCGATCCACGGCATTTGTTCCGTACGTGTATTTTTGTGCCGAGAGCAATATTAAAAAGAATTCACAGAAAATCCCGCACTACCTCGAAATTGTCAAGGTGTATAAAGAGATCATTTCAATTGGACCGGTCGAACAGTTTATCGTCGAGCCAAAGTACAAAAAAGGTTTAGCCGAACCGGATGCCTTATTCATCTATCAACGGACACCATTCTTTCTCGAGTGCCAGCGCACTTTCTACAGTGAAAAGATGATAGAAGAAAAACTCAGCCGGTACGTCGCCCTATATGAAAGCGGACTGATCGCCGAAGAATCTTGGCAGCCGGCAGGAAAAGTAGTATTCCCGTACATTCTCATACTGTCAGACACAAGGTATGCTCTAAATCGTCAATATCCTTTCCGGGTTTTCCAGGCGCCGTCGTTTCTGGGGTTCTTGCGGTCATTGAAACAGCCTCAACAGTCGCAGTCGTCCTACTCTGACATAAAGGTTGCTGGTGCGCGATTGAAACTCCGGGATCAATGAGGAGGGGAAACTGCGATGGATAAATTAATAGTAAAACTGCTTGTTCTACACGCTTTTGTCGCTGACCAACGGAACGAATATGCTAAAATGGAAACAGAGGATGTTGTGGAACAGGCTTTTGCAGAGGGAATCGTCGCAGCGTGCGAGTTTTTTGAAGAAGCACTAGAGCATATCATGGAATGA